GGATTAGGAACTGGCAGACCATATGATGGACAAGGAGTTTATTTTGATGTCCTTTATCAAACAGTCACTTCAATTAAATTAACAGATGGTGGAAGTGGATATACATCAACTCCAAATGTTATTATCACAGCACCTACTGGACCTAGTGGTACAGCATCAACTGCTTTTACAAATCTTGACGGTGATAAAGTAGAGTCTGTAACTTTAATTTCCGGTGGTGATCAGTTTGCATCCACACCAACAGTTACTATCACAGGGGGTGGTGGTTCTGGTGCAACTGCAACAGCTGTTATGGAACCAATTTACTATACTGTTGCTTCCTCTACCGAAACTATAAGTGGTATTTCAACTATCACGTTAGAAGAGAATCTAAATAATGATATAGGTGCTGGTACGACTACCTACTTCCATCAGTTAAGTAGAGTTGTTGCTAGTTCTCACACCTTTGAATACATTGGTTCTGGAAATACTATTCAGAATGCTACACCTAAACGTGGTGGTGTTACTATCCAAGCAAATGAAGTCTTCACCGACAATGGTGGTAGAGTCGTTTATACAAGCACTGATCAAGCAGGTAACTTCCGAATTGGAGATAACTTACAGATCAATCAAAGCACTGGTACAATTAGTGGTAGAGCTTTCTCAAAGAGTTTGTTCTCAGAAATTACTCCCTTTATCTTAGCACTCAGTTAGAATGGCACTTGCACTTAATAGGTTTCAAACAGAAACTAAACAACTTACCACAGTAGATCAAACCATTTATACTGCTCCTAATGGATATACTGGAATTGTCCTGTATGCCCATGTGACAAACTATGGGTCTAGTGAAACAACAGTTACCATGTCCCATAAAAGGAGTTCCGTAACCACAGAGATTGCAAAGGAATCTAGTGTTCCGGTAAATGATGCATATGTGCCAATGGATGGAAAACTTGTTTTAGAAACAGGTGATTCTTTAATTGCAAAGGCAGGTGCCAATACTACATTAAAAGTTTTAGTTTCTGTTTTGGAGACAGCGAATGCCTAAACTCATTAGCGAGAAGAATGGTGGAGGAGAGGTTGGGATTTCCAGTGATGGGACAGATGTTGGTAAGGCAAAAAGATTAGATTTTCACGCGAACAGAATTGAGATAAACTCAGGCATTGCAACTATCTCTTCTGACCCTCTAACACTTATAGACTTATAAATAAGAAGAGGCCACTCTCATAATTGATGAAAAACGGCAAGTGTCCAGCAGGTCAATACTATTGCTACACTGATAAAAAGTGTAAACCTATCCCCAAAGGATTTAAAATAGTTGGCCGGTCTGGTATGCTAGGTAAAGAAAATGGACATAGTGTAGATGATGAGACTAAGAATGGGAATGGAAATGGGAATGGGGGCTCTAATGGTGGGGTTAGCGAAGGTTCCCTCAACAAGTGGTTCAAAGGATCCAAGTCAAAGGATGGTAAGGGTGGTTGGGTCAACGTTGTCACAGGTGGGACTTGCGCCAGTGATAAACCAGGAGAGGGGACACCTAAATGTGTCTCATCATCAAAACGAGCGAGCATGAGCAAGTCCGAAAGACTTTCTGCATCTCGTCGCAAAAAGAAAGCAGATCCAGGACAACAATCAAAATCTAGTGCTGCCAAACCAACTTACGTTTCTACTGATAAAAAGAAAATGAAAGAAGAAGTATTTTCAGAAGCAGATAAGAAAGGTAAGGGTAGTGGGACAAAAGATGCCTGCTATCATAAAGTAAAATCTCGTTACTCTGTATGGCCTTCTGCATACGCTTCTGGTGCCCTTGTAAAGTGCCGTAAGAAGGGTGCTGCTAATTGGGGTAATAGCACTAAGAAAGAAGGATTCTCACCTTCTCAAATTGCTGCTCTTGAAGCAAATGGTTTTGTTGAGACAAACAAACTTGGTGAAGCATGTTGGAAAGGATATGAGAAAAAAGGTATGAAGACTATGTTTGGAAAAAGATATCCAAACTGTGTCAAGAAGACGAAGAAAGAAGAATTTGAAGTACAAGAAGCAGCTACCATTCCTCGTCAGAATGGTCAAGTCATGAGAATCTTCCTCACCTTCCGAGGTAAGTTCTATATGACTCAATTGTTCTTCCCATCGCTGAGAGTTCCTAGTAAAGCAGAGATTACAGACGCTGTTCAAAAGGTATACCCGGATGCTCGCGTTACTAAGTATTCTCCATCCAGTCCTGATCCAACTCAACCATTGATCAGAGTTGCTGAGGAGCAGAACGATGGAAAGAATGATTCGCTAGATCGTAGAGATCAAATGATTCAGCGTANACAACTTGTTCTCAATCGTCAGAAACTTCAACTTCAACAAAAAGCATTGAAGTCAAANAAAAAGACTGACATGAACGTTCAGACAGAAGCAAAGAGTGCTGCATGGCAACGTAAAGCGGGTAAGAACAAAGAAGGCGGTCTCAATGAAAAGGGTCGTAAGTCTTATGAGCGAGAGAATCCTGGTTCTGATTTAAAAGCACCTCAACCTGAGGGTGGTCCTAGAAAAAGATCTTTCTGTGCCCGCATGGGTGGAATGAAGGGACCAATGAAGGATGAGAAGGGTCGTCCAACCCGTAAAGCACTTGCATTGAGAAAGTGGAAATGCTGATATTGTATCATTTTGATACCAATTGATACCAACATATAAATAAATAGGAATTATACTAAATTTTCATAGTTCATATGGACACGAAATCCTGCCCCAAATGTGGGGCAACATGGGTAGATGGTCAACACTATTGGTTCACTGGTAAAATTGGCAGCGAAGTTGATTTAGCTGGATTGGTGTGCAATAATCTTGGCGATGAAACATGCGTCAATCCAATGGTCGGATCAGAAATCGGAGACACTTGGGAAAAACGATTAGTTAGTTTGAGAAAGTATGGAAAGGATGACTCCTCAGGAGAGATTGAAGATCTGTGAATCCTGTGAATATTTAAAGGGTAAATATAAGAGGTGCGCTATTTGCAATTGTTTTATGGAAATTAAAACAAAATTTCCATTTGCAAGGTGCCCACATAATCCCCCTAAGTGGACTTGACATGGATAATGGAATCTATCTTGGTAATCCCAATCTAAAAAAAGCAAATACTCAGATTGAGTATACTGAGAATCAAGTCCAGGAGATGATCAAGTGTCAGGCTGATCCTGTCTACTTTGCAAAAAAATATGTAAAGATCGTCAACGTTGATGAGGGTCTTGTTCCTTTTGAGATGTGGCCATTTCAAGAGAAACTAATCAATCGATTTCATGAGAATCGATTCAACATCTGCATGATGCCACGACAGACTGGTAAGTCTACCACGTCGGTTTCTTATTTGTTGCATTATGCAGTGTTCAATAATAATGTAAACATTGGTATTCTAGCAAACAAAGCATCTACGGCAAGAGATCTTCTGGGTAGATTGCAGACAGCATATGAGAATCTTCCCAAGTGGATGCAACAGGGCATCCTTGCATGGAATAAAGGTAGTTTAGAATTAGAGAACGGTAGTAAAATTCTTGCAGCATCTACATCTGCTGCTGCCGTTCGTGGTATGTCGTTCAACATTATCTTCTTGGACGAATTTGCGTTTGTTCCAAACCATATTGCTGACGACTTTTTTAGTTCGGTTTATCCTACGATTTCATCTGGTAAGTCTACCAAGATTATTATCGTATCTACCCCTAAGGGTATGAATCACTTCTACCGCATGTGGCATGATGCGGAAAGAGAACAGAATGAATATGTTCCTACTCAGGTTCACTGGTCAGAAGTACCAGGTAGAGATGCCAAGTGGCGTGAGCAAACAGTCAAGAACACATCAGAACAACAGTTCAAGGTTGAGTTTGAGTGTGAGTTTCTAGGATCTGTTGATACATTAATTGATCCAGCAAAATTAAGAAGTTTGGCGTATGAGGCTCCTAAGACTTCAAACAATAGTTTAGACGTATATACTGATCCAGAAAAAGATCATGACTATGTTTGCACAGTTGACGTAGCAAGAGGTGTTGGAGAGGACTATTCTGCATTTATCATTGTAGATATTACATCTTTCCCACATAAAGTTGTGGCAAAGTATAGGGACAATCATATCAAACCAATGTTGTTTCCTAATATTATCTACTCAACAGCTAAGGCATATAATGAAGCGTTTATTCTTACTGAGGTAAATGACATTGGAGATCAGGTAGCAAGTATTTTGCAATATGATCTGGAATATCAAAATTTACTGATGTGTTCTATGAGAGGTAGAGCTGGTCAGGTTGTTGGACAAGGATTTTCTGGAAGCAAGACTCAGTTAGGAGTCAAGATGTCCAAGACTGTTAAGAAGATTGGGTCTCTTAATTTGAAGACCATGATTGAAGCAGATAAAATTCTTTTTAAAGACTACAATGTTATTAGTGAACTAACTACTTTTATCTCAAAGAGTAATTCTTTTGAAGCAGAAGATGGATGCAATGATGACCTTGCTATGTGTTTGGTTATTTACGCTTGGTTAGTAGCACAAGATTACTTCAAAGAACTAACTGACCAAGATGTTCGTAAAAGACTTTACGAGGAACAGAAGAATCAGATTGAACAAGACATGGCACCATTTGGATTCTTAGATGATGGTATAAATGATGAATCTAGTTTTGTTGATAGTGATGGTGACAGATGGCATCTAGATGGCACATATGGTGACGCACAAGGTGGTGCTGATTATATGTGGAACTATTTGTAATGGACTTAGATGATCAAATTAGTCTTGGACATTTCCTTCTTAATGATAGAACTTGTAAAATTTGCGGAGAAACAAAAAATTTAGTTGAGGAATTTTACAGAACTAGAAAGGATAAA